GGTGGAAGCACGTTCTTCTTCGTCGAGTCGCGGCCCCAGGCTGATGTACCCGCAACCCCAGCAGCAGCCGCCCCAGCGCCGGCCCCCGCCGCCCCCGCCCAGCCGTCCCCCGCGCCGCAGCCCGCCGGCCAAGCCGCCGCCGATGCACTGAAGCCCGCCAAGACCGGTAGGAACATCTTCACGGACCCCAGGCCCGGGGCTACTGCCCCCGCCGCTGCCCCGGCTACTGCCCCCGCCACTGCCCCGGCTACGCCGCCCAATCTTGCAGCGGTCGCGTGGGACGCCTTTGGTGGCCCCAAGTTCGCGAGCCTGAAGCCGGAGGTGCAAGCCGAGTGGACCGAGGCCATCGGCGAGGGCTACAAGCCTGACGTCCTGGCGAACCTGTATCGCAATCTGTCCGCTCAGTCGGAAAAGGCTCAGGGCGGTGCTGCACCGTCCCCAGGGGTTGGGAGTGCCCAGCCGTCGCCTGCTCCGGCGCCATCTGCCGAGACTCCTGCGCCCGCCCCCGCACCCGTCACGCCGACCGCGCCTGTCGAGCCCGCAACGCCACCCGCGCCGCCCGCCGCTCGCACCGCCGACCAAGTCTTCGAGGAGGCCAAGGCTGCCGGCGACAAGGCTCGCGCCATGTTGAGCAAGGCCGGTCGAGTGCCCGTGTCTGGCTCCAAGAAGCGGGCCGAGTACGACGCCCTGGTTCAACAGGAGGCGGACCTCAAGGCCGAGTGGGCTGCGATGACGGCCAAGAAGCCCGCGCCTCAAGCGGAGGCACCGGCCACGCCCGACAAGCCTGTTGAGCCCGCCACTCCTCCCGCGCCGCCTGCTCCCACTCCTGCGCCGCCCGCTCCTGCTACCAAGCCGCCAGCACCAGCGCCCGCCCCCGCTGCGGAGGCGCCTGCGCCTACGCCTGCCGAGCCCAAACAGACCGTCGAACAGAAGGTCAAGGCCAAGCAGAAGGCGAAGAAGGCCGAGACCAAGCAGAAGGAGCCGGAGGTCCGCAAGGTCGCCAGCCAAGAGGTCATCGATCTGTGGGAGGACAACGACGACGGCAAGGCTGCGCACATCGCGTGGAACGACCTCCCGTCTGGCAGTAAGGAGTCTTGGCAGACCGCTGTAGAGGAGGGCTACAACACCATCGAGCTCCACGACGAAATCGTCAGCCGCGTCCGCAAGAACGAGCGGGCCGAACGCGCCAACGCCAAGGCTGAAGAGAACCGCAAGAAGGACGATGGGGTGGTGCTGCGGCAGGACGACGGTCGCGCTCGCGGCATGACGGTCACCGCCGTGCGCAAGGTGGTTGACGCGCTGCGCGCCGGCTGGAAGAACGCCCCATCGATCATCGTGGTGCAGAACGAGCTCGCTCTGCCTGAGCAGTTGTCCAAGTACCTCGAAGACAAGAAGATCACCAACGCCAAGGGCATCTACTGGAACGGCAAGGTCTACATCCTGGCGAACCATGCCAGCGGAATCTCTGACGTCATCTTGACTGCCGCGCACGAGGCGACCGGCCACTTCGGTCTGCGTCAAGTGCTGGGCGACTCGTACACCAAGGTGATGAACGACATCTACCGTGGCAACAGATCTGTCCGCGAGAAGGCGGACAAGATGATTGCCGACGAGAAGCTGTCTCTTGAGACGGCGGTCGAGGAAGTCCTGGCCGACATGGCGCAGGAGAACACGCGCCTCGCCCTTGAGGGCAAGCCGGTCCCGAAGGACACGCAGAACGCGCTGCAACGCATCTTTTCTGCTCTGCGCAAGTGGCTGCGGTCTGTCGGCGTGAACTACGTCTCCGACAGTGACGTCCGCGCCCTGGTCGGCAACGCCCGCCGCTACGTCGTGGACGCTGACGTGCAGGCCGAGTCGGGTGAGGCCGCGCTCGGCACCACCCTGCGCGAGAAGAAGAAGACCTTCTACTCTGCTCTGGCTCGAACTGTGAACAGCGTCAAGCAGGAGCGCATGACGGGTCAGCAGTGGCTGGGGACGATTAAGGGCATGAAGGTAGCCGGCGTTTCGGCAGAGATGGAGTGGACCGGTGTTGAGGACTGGCTCCAACTCAACCGCGACACCAAGCTGACAAAGCAACAGGTCATGGGCTTTGTTGCCGAAAGCGGGCTTCACCTAAACGAGGTGGTTCTCGAAGACGGGAAGTCCGGTCTGGATGAGGACACGTTGCGCGAGCTTGTTGAGTCCACCACGGGCGAAGACGCGACGTTCATGTCTCGGGACGAAATGCTGTCCATTGTTGGCGACAACTTTGGCTGGTCCCGCAAGGCGATGGGCGAGGCCATCAACAAGAAGTGGACTGAGCCCGGTGGAGAGGATTACACAGAGATCGTACTGACCGATCCGTCCGTGAAGCCCTACAAGCCGACAGACAAGATCCACTACGGCACCGTCACCGAGGGCAAGGCCATTGGCTGGCTGCGCATGAACGTGCGCAAAGACAGGTCCGGAAACTCTGTTCTGTTCCTTGAGGAGGTCCAGAGCCAGCGCGGACAAGAAGGTCGCGAGACTGGCTTTGCGCCAAAGGACGGTGGAGACAAGCGTCTTGTCGAGCTCGAAAGCCGCTACGAGAGCATTGGCGAAAAGATTAAGGCCATCAACTCTGAGATGGCGGAGTTGACTGACGCTCAACTCGATGAGTTCAACAAGCTCGCCGATCAGCGCCAAAAGCTCTACGACGAGATGGGCGCAGTTGGTGAGGAGCAGAACAAGCTGTTTGACGACGTCAACACCAAGGTGCCGGACGCGCCATTCGTCAAGGACACCAGGGCGTGGACCGCGCTGCTGCTGAAGAGGGCGATTGCCTACGCCCAACAGAACGGTATTGACCGCATTGCCTGGACTCGCGGCGAGCAGCAAGTCGACAGGTACAAGCTGTCAAAGCAGATCGATCAGGTCGCCTACGTCAAGGACAAGAAGACCGGCAACATCACCTTGTCCGCCTTGAAAGGTGGTAGGACGCTCGTTGACAAGCAGGTCCCACAGGACAAGGTCGCGTCTGTTGTCGGCAAGGATCTTGCCCAGCAGATCGAGGAGAACAAGGGCCTCGAACTCGACAACGACAACGAGACCTCCGGCGTCATCTCCGGCTTGGACATGGACATTGGTGGTGATGGCCTGCGCTCCTACTACGACCAGACGATTGCGTCTGTCGCAAACAAGGAGGTCCTCAAGAGCTTCGGCGGCAAGACAGAGATCATGGACATCAAGGATACGGGCCAGCACGTCGGCTTTGTCATCCCGGAAAAGCTCCAGAAGGTCGTGGAAGAAGACGGCCTGCCCTTGTTCCGCCGCGACGACTACGAGTCCCAGTACAACGACGTACCCGAGGACACGAAGAAGATCGCCCTGGCGAAGGGTGCGCCCACCCCTCCGAACATCCGCCAGCGCCTGGAGGCCCTCAAGCCCAAGCTCGCCCTGCGCTTGACCCAGGGCGTCTTCGACAAGGTGCGCTCGGTCAAGGACATCTCCGAGAAGGCGTACATGCAACTGCGCATGTCGGCCTCGGTGGACGGCGCTGTCGAGGCGCTGCTGCACTACGGACAGGTGTTCAACGACGACGGCGCCCTGAACCTGAAGAAGAACACCAAGGGCCTGATCGAGACGCTGGAGCCGCTGGGCAACGAGACCGAGCGGTTCTTCATGTGGATTGCGGCCAACCGTGCCGGCGAGCTCAAGAAGCAGGACCGCGAACTGTTCTTCACCGACGACGAGGTCGCCAAGCTGAAGAAGCTGAACCTCGGCAAGATGCCGGACGGCAAGCAGCGGGTGGCCGTGTACGCCGAGGCGCTGCGCGGCATGAACGAACTCAACAGATCTGTGCTCGATGTGGCACGCCAGTCCGGGCTGATCGACGAAGCGGCCTACAAGAAGTTCGCCTCTGACGTCTGGTACGTCCCGTTCTATCGGTACATGGAAGAGGACGGCAGTCTGTCCGCAGCGGCCCAGTCATCCGGCAACGTCAACCAGTATTTCTCGAAAATGCTGAAGGGCAGCGAGCGTCCGCTCAACGACCTGATGCAGAACACGCTGATGAACTGGTCGCACATCCTCTCGGCCTCGATGAAGAACGCCGGCTCCAGCGAGGCGCTGAAGGCGGCTCAGGAGATGGGTGGGATGGTCAAACGCCTGGAGAAGATCAGCGAGGTTATGGGCAAGGACAAGGACGGCAAGGTCGTCCCGCTGAAGGGCACGATCAAGGTCATGGAGGGCGGCAAGCCAGTCCACTACGACATCGAGGACCCGTTCCTGTTGCAGTCGCTGACCGCCGTCACCGGGCTGGATCACAACGACTTCTTCCTCCGCGTCGCCCGCCCGTTTAAGACGACGCTGACCCGCTTCGTCGCACTGAACCCGACCTTCAAGACCAACAACCTGATCCGCGACTCGGTGCAGTCTGTTGGCTTGACGGATTTGTCCTACAACCCGGCCGCCAACGTGTTGCAGGGTGTGCGCGAGTTCCAGAAGAACCGAGGCGAGGTGCTGGCCGGCGGCGGCGTGTTCACGATGGGCAACGCCTTCGACGGCGACCGCTCCGCTGCGGTGAAGCGGCTGATCTCCAAGGGCGTCGACGCCGAGACCATCATCAACACCCCGGAGAAGGCGAAGGCCCTGGTCCGCCGTCTGTGGGACGCCTACGACAACATCAGCGACGCAGCCGAGAACGCCAACCGTGCGGCCCTGTACCGACAGATGCGCGAGAAGGGAGCCTCGCACCTGGAGGCCGCCTACGCCGCCCGCGACATCCAGGACTTCTCGTCCCAGGGTGCGTGGGGCGCAGTGCGCTACCTGAACCAGATCCTCCCGTACTTCAACGCCCGCCTCCAGGGCCTCTACAAGATCGGCCGCGACGGCATCAGCCCAGCGGTAAAGGCGATCCGTGGCACGGCCAGCGAGAGCGAGCGCAAGAAGGCGATGAAGTTCGGCGTCACCACCGCTGCGGTGACGATGGCTGGCCTCGCCCTGTACCTTGCGTACAAAGACGACGAAGACTTCAAGGAGCGCGAGGACTGGGACCGGGACATGTTCTTTTGGTTCAAGATCCCCGGCACGGACACCGCCTTCCGCATCCCCAAGCCGTTCGAGATGGGCGCCATCTCCACCATTGCCGAGCGCGTCCTAGAACAGATGGTGGACAAGGACGTGGAGGGCAAGGTCTTCGGCCAACGGATGATGTCCTTGCTTGCCGACACCTTTGCGATCAACCCGATTCCGCAGGTGCTGCGTCCGCTGTACGACGTGGCCCGCAACAAGGATGGTCTGTCCGACAGGCCAATTGAGACCGAGGCGATGAAGAACATGTCGGCCGACGAGCGCATCAACCCGCGCACCTCGGGCGCAGGGATCGTCGCCAACAGACTCAACAGCATGGTCGCCGATGGCATCGGTGCTGTGACCGGCGTCGACTCCGAGAAGATGAAGCTGTCGCCAATCCAGTACGACTACATGATGCGGGCGTACCTGGGTTGGGTCGGCACCGTTATCCAGCAGAGCTCGTACTACGCGATGGCCGCAGCCCGCGAGGGCGCAATCCCGGACCTTCGCAAGGAGGACATGTTCTTCATCGGCAACTACGTCCGCGACCTCCCGGCCAACCAGTCCAGGTACGTCACCGAGTTCTACAAGACGGCCGAGAAGGCGGCTCGCGCTGCTGCCGACCTCAACAACGCCCAGAACCAGGGCAACGAGGCCAAGGCCGAGCGGCTGTCCGAGAAGAACGAGGCTCTGTTGGAGCTCAAACCTACCTACGACAGCATCAAGAAGCAACTCACCGACATCAACAACCAGATCAAGGCAATCGAGCGCGACACGGAGATGTCGGGCGCCGAGAAGCGCAAGGAGATCGACGAGCTCTACCGAGAGCGCAACAGCCTCACCAAGGAGATCGAGGTCGAGCGGGTCCGGATGAAGCGCGAGGCCCAGTGACGGGCGGGCTGTGTCGCCCAGTGTGTCATGGCACATGTAGGACCAAGTGGTCCCGTGACGGAAGTCGTCGCGTTGGGACTTGTTGCGTCCTGAGCAGGGGGAGGCGCAAGCCTCTGAATCGTCGGTGGATTCTGGCGGCCACCGACATTCCGCAACAGCTTCACAACAGATTACAAAACCGCTGCTCTGCCAACTGAGCTATGCCGGCTGCTACTCTGCTACGGTGATACGGACTTCAGTGGTGCGTGGGCCTGCTGTGACGCAAAGTGTGACGCCCCGGCCATGACCTCGTCCACCTTGGCCGCGTAGGGTGCCAGCGAGGCGGCGCTGTGGTGCCGGTAGCGGTCCACCATGCGTGGCGTTTCCCATGCGCCGAGCTTCTGGATCACCCCATCCGGCACCCCCTGCTGCGCCAGCATCGACGCCCAGGTGTGCCGCATGTCGTGCGGCCGGAAGTCCTCGATGCCGGCCTTCTTCGTTGCCGCTTTCCAGGTCTTGGATGGACATCCGCAGGGTGGCTTGCCGTTGGCGAAGAAGACGTAGGTGTGGTGGCGCCCGATGCACCGGCGCAGGGCCTCCACCGCAGCGTCGTTCAGCGGAATGCCGTGGTCACGCCCGTTCTTCATCTCTTTGCCGTCGAGCGTCACCGTGCGCCGGGTCAGGTTGATCTGTGACCAGCGCAGGTTCAGCACGTTGCTCTGCCGCAGGCCGGTAGCGAAAGAGAACTCGGCCACGTCCCGCCAGTGACCCGGCAGGGCGTTCAGCAGCCTTGCGATCTCTTCCGGTTCCAGCCATCTGGTGCGCCCCTTGGGCTCCTCGTAGAAGAAGAAGGTCGGGATGTCGTCACGCTTGAGCCAGCCGTACTTGGTGCTGACGTGCCGCAGAACAGCCTTGAGCACAGCCAAGTACCGGTTGAGCGTAGCGTGACTGTTGGCCCCTTCCCGCTTCTTGATCGCCTGGACGATGAGCTCCTTCGTGATCTGGCGGAGGTACTTGCCTTGGAACTCCTCCACCCAGAACTCCGACCGGCTCTCGTAGTCGGCCAACGACTTCAGTTTCTCCTGCTTCTTGTCCAGCAGGAACGTCCTCACCGCTTCCGAGAACAAGCGGTCCTTCTTGATGCCCAGGCGCTTGCACTCCCAGACCTCGGCCCTGGTCTTGTCGTACAACTCCTGGGCAAGTTGCTTGTTCTCGGTTCCCGTGGACTGCCTTACTCTCTTGCCCTCAGCGTCGGTGTAGTCCATCCACCAGACGCGAGTCTCACTGCGCCGATACAGCGCCATCTAAGTCTCCTCAGCCGGCGCCTCGCCCCTGCTCGGGAGCGTGCTCAGCTTTGCGCGCCCGCAGGAATTTGTCAACCTCGGCAGCGTCGAACTGCCAGTGGCCGCGCTTGTGGATCTTGAACGATGGGATCAGCCTTGAGGTAGCCCAGCGACGGACTGTCTCTTTGCTGACCCCCACCATCTCAGCGACTTCGCTGAGGTTAAGCATCTGTTTCATTTCAGGCTCCAATCACCCACTTGGCGACCCGGATGGCTATACCGAACAACAGGCCAACAGCCGCCCAGCCGGCGATGAACAGGACGACCAGGAGCGCGATTGAAACGATTGCGTCCAACGGGTCGCCAAGTCTCATGCAGACTCCTTGTCCAGGCGGGCGGAGGCCAGCGAGTCCGTGTACTGGTCGGGGTAGCGAACCTTGAGCTTGCCGATGTTCTGCTCTGCGACCATGTCCATCGAGACCCCCAGGGCTTTGCACCCCAGGGCCACGAACCACAACAGATCGCCGAGCTCCTCGATGGCGTTGGCCTTGTCGAGTGGGCGCCCGTAGACCGTGTGCTTCTTCACGCAGTCCACGAACTCGCCCGCCTCGCCAGCCAACCCCAATGCGGAGTGCAGGAGGTCACCGGTCTCGCCCAGGTTCTTCGCCGTGCGGATCGCCAGCGATTGGTACCGGACGAAGTCCATTCAGTCCTCCTTGGTCTTCTCGATCTGGGCGCCGGAGCCGATCAGCTTGGCGACGTCGTAGGTGTTGGCTGGCTTCACGTCGAACAGATCGTTGGCGACGTGGCGCAGGGCCTGGGCCGGCAGGCCGGCTTCGATGAGGCGGCTGGTGCCAGAGGACTTCTCGGTGACGACATAGATACGCTGTTGCATGGTGGTTTCCTTTTCTGATGATGGATGGGTTGCCGGTTACGATATTCCGGCTGCTGGTGCCGCCCTATGAACGAGGGCCTTCCCCGCTAGTAACGACGCAGGGCCAGCCGATCAAGCCGAGATCAGACCTGGGGGTCGGCAGGGGCAGGGGAAGGGGCGGGCTTGGCCGCTGCCAGGGCTTCTGAGGCGCGGGTGCGCAACAGATCGATGTGAGGCTGTGCGGCCTCGTAGGGGAACTTCACCAGGGCCGCAAGGCAGGCGTTGATGGTTTCGACCGGGAGGGTCAGGGTCACTTCTTGAGGATTCACAGGTTTCTCCTGTTGGTTGGGGGATCTGTTCAGATGGATTTCAGATGAGCGCCGGCTCTTCGATCTGCAATGCTGGATTGAGTAGGTCAACGCCTACGCCATTGAGGCGACCCTTGCACTTGATCCACGGGCCGTCCGGGTGTCCGCGACCGTCCCATTTCGCCAGCGCGGCGGCGGCATCCTCCTGCTTCTCGAAGCAGTACCGCAGCTCGTAGCCGAGCTCGTGAAGATCGACCATCAGGCCAGTGGTGTACGCAAATTTGTGCAGGCCGCACACTTGCCCGTTGATCTCGCGCAGATGCGTGTAGCCTAGGTCGTGCAGGTTCATGTCTGGGCTCACTTAAACACCTCGACCCAGTCACGGGCGAGGATGTCGGTTTGCGACGCAACCCAGGGCACCAGATCGCCATGCGAGGTACGCATGTAGATGTACGGCAGGGTCATTTTGCTGTGCTCGTCGGGGACCTGGAGCGCGAGCCACATGCCCTTGCCGTTCCAGCCCTTGCGGGACACCATGCGCCCGCCCAGCAGGGCATCGAGCGCGATACCGAAGTCAGACTCTCCGGTCGCTGCGTTGTAGAAACTCATGCTGCTACTTCCTCTTCGCGCTTCGCCTTCGGCGTCTCGCGGTGTGCCCACAGACCCGGCATCTCGGGGTAGCGCAGATCGAACAGACGCGCCAGATACGGGCTGTGGTTGTTGTTGATCTTCCAGCCGTCACCGCCGAACTCGCGGACGTTCGAGTGGTGACGAAGGAAGTGGATGATGGTGCGGGCCGAGTAGTGCCGATAGCCGCGCCGGTAGACGTCGACCGCCTCCATCACGAAGGCTTCCCAGACGTGCAGGTTGTCTGGCAACCAGTCCAGGAAGTCGCGAGGAAAGAGGCCCCTGTTCTGTTTGGCGAGGTCAACGATGCTCACGGCTCACTCCATCAGAACGGGATGTCGTCGTCCATGTCGTCGAAGCTGCTGCCCGTGCGCTGCTGGCGCTGCGGCTGTTGGCGCTGCTGCGGCTGTTGGCGCTGTGGTGCTGGAGCCCGACGCTGCGGCTGCTCTTCCTTGGGCTGCGCGGACAGACTGAAATACTTCTGTCCTTCGAGCTTGGAGCCTTCGCGGCCGGTCTTGACCCAGGCGGACAGCCAGTATTCCTGGCCCTCGATGTTGATGCTGCCCCGGTAGTCCGGCCTGGAATCGTTGCCCTGCTTGTCGTTCTTGGCCAGAAGGCCGCTGTTGGTGTTGTCGTATGCCATGTGCTTCCTTCAGAACTTGAAGTTGGTCTCGGAAATGATCTTGATTGCGGTCGGGGGTTGCTGCTTCTTCTCTCGGGGTGGCTCGACCTGGGCAACCGCCCAGCACCAGAAGTCGGCCAATCGAATGTGAAGCCAGTTCCAGTATTCGCGGGAACGGGCGATGCGCCTGATGGTCATCTGCTCCGGGGTCCAGTAGACGAAGTCCCACCACTCCCGGTTCGTGATCTCCATGAGCCCCTGCGCCTGCGCCATGTAGTACGGCGGGATCTCTGCCGGGATCTCCTTGGAGTAGGGGCACTTGATCTCGCCGCCGCCCTCCAGCCCGATTAGGAAGTCGGGTGACCCGCCGAGCCAGTCGTGCTCGGGGTGTACGATGAAGCCGGACAGGTCGACCTTGATTTCCTCACAGAGCTCGTAGGCGGCGATGGCAACAGGCTCGTGCTCTTCACCCCAGCGGGTGGCGTCGTTGCCCTCGAATGTCTCCAGGCCCATGAGCCGGCGCCAAAGCTGTTGACGCGACCCTGGTGCAAGTCCAGCGGCCTGACCGAAGTTGGAGGCGGTGAGCTTGCCCTCGCGCTCCTTGAACCACGCATCGGTACGCTGGTGCGGGTTCATGCGCCCCTCGCTTCCATCGACCTAGACAGGGCATGCGCGAACTCCTTGGTGACCGCCTTCTCGGCCTCAGACATGCCGGCAAACACCTTGCGGAGCTCGGCTACCGTCTCGCAGTCCGCCAGCCTCTCCCTCGCGGCCTGAATCTGTTCTACGGTCAGCTTCGGATCGAACTTCGGCGTCGGCTCCTCGTATGGAAGGTCTTCCCCAGCGTAGATGTAGAGGCCCAGGCCGTGCAGTGCGATGGCTTTGGCGAGGCATCGCTGCATGGCGGTGTTGATCTGAAACGCATCCGGATCGGGGATCGGCTTGTTGCGGTGATCCATGACCGGGAGTTGCGCGGTCATCGACTTGCCGCAAGCGATGACGGAGCAGAAGACCATCATAGTGCCGTTGCCGTAGATCTTGGGCTCGTCGTAGGCCCAGGTCGCATGCGGGTCCACGCGCAGCAGTTGGTCCACCGCCCAGGCCCACGACAGGTAGGTCAGGTTCTGCTTCTTCTCCGTCTTGTCATTGACGTTGATGGAAGCGAACCGCAGGTACGCGCTCTCTTCGGCCACCTTGTTCTCCTCTCAAGGCCACTCGATGTGAGTGGCTTGCTGTCAGTGTATGTCGTGACAAGTAGAAAAACAAGTGGACTTGTGGTTTGTATGCCACAAAAACAAGAGATTGTTGTAACTTGTTGAAAATAAAGCCCCGACCAGCGGGGCTTGTTGGTGTGCTCTACAAGGTTACCGATTGCGGTACGTCCGGTGCTCCGTCATTACGCCGATCACCTCCGCGCCAGACTCGGATCGGATCGTCGGCCAGTCGTCGTTGAGCGGCACCAGATCGAACAGAACCCTGCCGTTCGCATCTGTTCCCCTCGACCGGTACTTGCGAAACGTGATCGTGCTTTCGGCCACCAGCGCACAGACAAAGTCTCCTGGCTCGACTGCTTGGTCCGGGTTGATGACCACCCTGTCCCCTGGCTTGAACATGGGGCGCATGCTCTCGCCTTCGATCTCAATGGCGAATGAGCGTTCGCCTATCTCACTGTCTGTCATGAGTTGCCTCCGAGTGTCTATCCCTTGGTCCTCTCCCAGGTAGCCAGGGACATCTGCTGCACTCAGCAGTGGCACCCTCGATACCGAAAGCTCTACTCCCTCAAGCTCGATTCTCACCAGTGGGTCGTGCTTCCCGCCGCGACCGCTTTGCAGCCATCCAGGGTTCACGCCCAGGATCTCCGCAATGCGAACCGCGTACCGCGATGAACCAGCGCCTCCCTCGTGTGTGCAGATGTAGCTGATGGTTTGCTGCTTGACGCCGACCAGACGAGCAAGTTCCGCCTGACTCATGTGACGCTCTGCCAGTACCTGCCGGATGCGAGCTCCAAGCGTGGACTTGGGCATAGCTTGACACCTCCCGTGAAGAAAATCGACACCACAACAAGTTGCCACAAATGTTGTCAAATCACAACACCCATCTTGCGCATCCTCAAGTTCACAAGGACACTTGATCCTGCCGGGATAGGTGGTGGGTAGCTCCCACCGCCGACAAGGGGTGAACTTCGCTCCCTTCATAGCCCCTTCCCGGCCCCTTCGGGGTTCACCAGGGAGCGGGAACGAAGGAGCGCATGTACTACTACCCTTTCTACCTTCGCGACTACCTCGCGAAGACACGCCACCTGAGCCTCTACGAGGACCTTGCGTACAGGCGTCTGCTCGACGCCTACTACACGCAGGAGGGACCTCTGCCGGCAGACCCTGCCGCCTGCGCCAGACTGATCTGCATGCGTGACTACGTCACCGAAGTGCAGGCCGTGCTGTCTGAGTTCTTCGACCTCACCGATGCCGGCTACACGAACGACCGGTGCGATGCCGAGATCGACCGCTTCCGTGCCATGCGCAAAGGGGGGGCAATGGGGGCGGCAAAGCGGTGGGCAAAGGGAGGGGATAGCCCCCCTACTGACTCCCCATTGCCAACCAAGAACCAGAAACCAAGAACCAAGAACCCCCCCCAACCCCCCGAGGGGGAGTTCGGGTTCGCTGAGTTCTGGTCGGTCTATCCGAAGAAGGATGCCAAGTCCACAGCCATTGCGTCCTGGCTCAAGCTGGCGCCGGACGAGGAGCTCCGCGCCAAGATCATCGCTGCCGTCACGGCAAAGGCACAGACCCGAGACTGGCTGAAGGACGGTGGTCAGTACGTCCCGATGGCGTCGACCTACATCAACCAGCGCCGCTGGGAGGACCAGTCCGCACAGGGTGATGGGTTCTGGTCCGAGGTCGGGAAGGAGCCCTGGGCATGAGCCGCATAGACGCTATCCTCTCGCGACTCTCCAAGGTCAAGGGCCGGCACGGTTCCTACACCGCCTGCTGCCCAGCGCACGACGACCGTTCGCCGTCCCTGGCGGTGCGTGAGACCGACGACGGTCGCATCCTGCTGCACTGCTTCGGCGGGTGCAGTGTGCAGTCCGTGCTCGACGCAATCGGCATGGACATGACGGACCTGTTCCCGGAGCGGCAGCGCGACGACTACACGCAGAAGCGCGGGCCGGAGCGGGTCAAGTTCTACGCCAGCGACCTGCTTCGGGTAATTGCCTTCGAGGCAACAGTGGTCATGATCGCCGCCCGCGATCTGTCCAGGGGGCGCAAGTTGTCAGAGTCCGACATGCAGCGGCTGGAGTCCGCTTGGCAGCGCATCGACGCAGCAATGGGAGCATCGAATGGGAACACTTAGCAGCATCGAGAAGACCGCGCTCAGCCTGGACGAGTTCAGGAAGTCGCGGGTCAAGGAACAGTCTGTCGACTTCGAGGGCTACATGCAGGCCCGCGAGGAAGACCTGGGGCTCATCAAGGGTCCGACCGATTTCCGCGAGGACTTGCACAATGAGTTCCACGGTGACGCGGACATGGAGGGGAGCGCCCTGCCGTGGCCCCGCACCGAGGAGAAGTTCCGCCTGCGCCGGGGCGAGGTCACGATCTGGGCCGGCTTCAACGGCCACATGAAGTCGATGGTCACCGGCTACTGTGCGCTGGCGCTCATGGACCAGGGCGAGAAGGTGTGCGTTGCCAGCTTCGAGATGAAGCCGAAGAAGACGCTGCGCCGCCTTGCGTCCCAGGCCATCGCAACCATCCGCCCGACGACCAAGTACATCGATCTGTTCCTGGACAGCCTGGTGGACAAGCTCTGGTTGTACGACCAGCAGGGAGAGACCTCACCGGAGCGTGTGCTCGGGGTCATCTACTACTGCGCCGAACAACTCGGGGTCACGCACTTCGTGATCGATAGCCTGATGAAGGTGGTCGCTGACGAGGACGACTACAACGGCCAGAAGAAGTTCATCGCCCGCCTGTGTACCGCAGCCAAGGATCTGAACATCCACATCCACCTCGTCCATCACTCACGCAAGCGCGAGGATGAGCGCAGCCGCCCGGGTAAGCAGGACGCCAAGGGGACCGGCGCCATCGTGGACCAGACCGACAACTTCGTGACCGTGTTCAAGACGCCGAAGAAGCCCGAGGACGGTGACGAGAAGCCCGACTTCTTCCTGTTCGTGGACAAGCAGAGGCACGGCTCATGGGAGGGCGCGATCCCTCTGTGGTTTGACGAGAACAGTTTGCAATTCCACGAGTCGAGTAACGCCCGCCCTCGGCTGTGGGTAAAGGAGTCAGCATGACAGCACAACGCAATGCACTTGAACTGGCCGACGCGCTGGATGAGTTGCACGACCCAGACCATCTGTTCACGCCCGCAGCCGATGAGCTTCGGCGGCTTCACGCTGAAGTCGAGCGCCTTCGCGAGCAGAAGCGAAGAGGTCTTCGCGAAGGTGAAATGGAAGTACTTCTGCGCCGCCAATACAAGGGCGGCACCCGCGAGTACCAATACCTGATGAGCGAGCATCTTGTAGCTACCCTACGGGGCAGTGACCATCTTCTCAAAGATGTCGTGTCGAGCCTCAACGACAAGATGAACTGGGACATCGACCCATACACAAGGGTGCCTCACGGCTTCGACCCGCGCACAAAAAGACCCGTCTACGACCCGAGAACCTGGGTATGACGCTGCACCACCTCGCGCAACTCGCGCAGAAGGCCGGCATCGCCGACCGTCTGTTGATCGATGACTGGCCCGAGCTAAAGCGATTCGCCGATGCGGTCGCCGAGTTCGCCGCGTTGGAGGAGCGCGAGGCGTGTGCCAAGTCGTGCGAATCCAGATACATGGGCGACAACAACCGCGAAGATATGGAGGCGCGTCGATGTGCGGCCGCCATCCGCGCAAGAGGAACCAAATGAAAGTCCAGATCGAGCTTGAGCTACCCGAGGAAGAGAACGACCTGTTGCTGATGGTGGCAGCGGGTCGCCTGTACGCTGCACTGCAAGACATCGACCAGCGCCTGCGATCTGTCCAGAAGCACGGCGCCGATGCAGAGGAGGCTATCGTGTACTGCCGACAGGTCGCGATGCAGGCGATGGAGTCACTGGAGTGACAGTCAGGCTGACGTCAGACCGCGTTGCAGCGGTAGACCAGACGTACTTCTGGCGGACGATGGACACCTGTCCCCTGTCCACCAAGGTGCAACTGTTGGGCAGGGGCGGCGTTGCCGTCTACGGCTTGTATGACGGCAAGTCCGAGTGGTGGGTTGGCTGGGCACCGCTGCCGAAAGTCCCGGCCGAATGGAAGGAGAAGATGTGAAAGACGAAATCATCAAGCTGGCTCGCCAGCACGGCAAGCCCGTGCAGGAGAAGAACGCCGAAGTCGAATACCTGTTCACGCTTGAGGGCGTCAACGCGCTGCTCGCTGCCGAGCGCGAGGCCGTGATTGCTCAGGCTATCGAGCAAGGCTTTGTTTCGGAGTCCTACGCGGAGCAATTCAGAGCCGCCATCCGCGCAAGGGGGCAAGTATGAGCATCGCACTCTGGATATTCGGCGGGATCGTAGCCAACATGGTTCTTGGGGCTGTGGTGTGGACTGCCATTGATCACGAGGACCAACGCTTTTACCAATGGTACGCAGCATGCCCGCCGCAAATCTCGTGGCTGCTACAACCTCTTGTGCTGATGGCGTGGCCTGTCGGGCTGTGGTTGCGGTTGAGGGGGCAAGCATGAGCAGCGAAGAGGCAGCCCGCCGCAACAGGGAACAGATGCCGACTGTTGCCGCCTGGATCGACGACATACGCAAGGAGTTCCCGAGCGCCAAGGTGGTGTACGCCGAGGAGAACGGGCACACGGTCGGACGCAAGGCCAACGTCACCGAGTCCTGGCCGATCCCGGAAGGCTTTCGCCCATCTCGTCCTGTGCAACAGATCGTGGCTGAAGCCAAGAAGAAGCAAGGGAGAATCGCACCATGAACGAACGCATCGAGGCGCGACTCCAGGAGCTCCGCGACATGGCGAGCGAGTTCGCCTCCGCCTATGCGGCCCGCACCTACCTGGAGGAGATGAAGAAGTCGAAGCTCGCGATCCTGATGAAGGAGGCCGAGGTCCAAGGACACAAGACCACCGCCGCCCAGGAGCGCGAGGCCCGCGCACATCCCGAGTATCTGTCTCTGTTGGAAGGGCTCAAGGTCGCAACAGAGAACAGCGAGAAGCTGCGCTGGCAGCTTGAGGTAGCCAAGCTCGGCGTCGGAGTTTGGCAGACCACTGAGAGCACGAGACGTATGGAGATGCAGGTCTATGGGAAGTCGTGAAGTCTGCGCCGAGTGCATGTGCCCGATTGATGGCGATGGGTCGTGCGGCTGCCGCACTGTTGTGCATGACGCAGTCAACCATCCAGCGCACTACACCGACCACCCCAGCGGGGTCGAGTGCATCCAGATCACGGAGCACATGAACTTCTGCCTGGGCAACGCAGTGAAGTACATCTGGCGGGCGGGCCTCAAGAGCGAGAACCCCATCGAGGACCTTCGCAAGGCGAGGTGGTACGTCGACCGCGAGATCAACAGACTGGGCGGCAAGTGATGCGCAAGCCCGTTCCCCCGTACCTCACGTTCTCCCAGGCTCTCAGGAACGGGCACCTCGGTCGCATCGAAGACAGGGCGTACCTCGATTGGGTGAAGACGCTGCCGTGCTGCGGCTGTCACGCGCCGGCAGACGACCCGCACCACATCTACCGCAGTGGGTACAGGGGCATGGGCACCAAGGTGCCCGACTACTTCACCATCCCGCTGTGCCGCCCCTGTCACGACAACCTGCACCGGGACCCGGACAAGTGGGAAGAGGTGAACGGGGAACAGATCGAGCACGTCGCCCTGACTTTGCTGAGGGCCATCTACGATGGGCAGCTCCGAACCAATTAGGTCGCTGACTATCGGCCGCAGTGCTCGGTGTCTGGCCGAGGGATGTGACGCCCCGCCGGGGATGTTCGGCGCATGCGCCATCCATCGCCACATCCCCATCAACAGAGAGTTCGATGCCGCTGTGACGCGGGGCGCGGCTACGGTGGAGCGCCCGCCCTGCTTCGTGGACGACGCGGTGTGGCGCGAGTACGTCGCCTGCTGGTCACTGGGTGAGCGGATTACCAGCCGGTACACGAAGCACGTCGAGTTCTGTCGGGACTGCTCACCGCCCTACAAGCGCGAGATGGAGGCGGCGGGCAAGTGCAGTCATCGCGAAACCGTGTTCATCCGCAAGATGTCCGGCGAGACCACTGGGATCTCGTCGCACTTCGTCTCCCGCTGGGAGAGCGCCCTGCTCGGCCTACATGGGGAGGTGGTGTCGCTGCCAGACAATGACGCCATCGAACAGACCAACGAGCGGATTGCCCGAGCTCGTGCGCCGAAGAAGATGGGCCGCCCCAGAAAGTCCGAATGATCCTGTTGCCTTACCCACCCAGCCTGAACCGGGCGTACCGGAACTTTCGCGGCAGGATGGTGAAGTCGTCTGTTGCGACGACGTACTTTGACCTTGTCGCCAAGCTCGCCCGCCAGCACGGGGTCGAGCTACACACTGGACCGGTGGCAGTGGACGTGGAGCTATGCCCGCCCAAGCCCCGCGACTGGGAGAAGCGTGTCACGAAGGACCCGAGCGCAGTCCTCCAGGTGCGACGCATCGACCTGGACAACGCGCTCAAGGTCTGCCTGGATAGCCTGCAAGGGGTGGCGTACAACAACGACAAACAGATCACCGCCCTGGTGGTCAGGCTCGGTGAGCCTGTGCCGCAAGGCGCGATGTCGGTCGTGGTATCTCCGGACCGGAGGTGGTCGTGAAGTTCAACAGCGTGGACCAAGCCGTGCGCTTCGCCTTCCGGGTGCGCGGTCGCCCGGAGTTCGCGAAGTCGGACCCGGCCAGCGTCGGCCCGAGGGGTCACGGCCTGTCGCCAATGGACCTCCACGGCGAGGCATCCCTGATCCTGGCGAAGATCATGGCGCTGCCCCTGGCGGAGCGGTCATCTGTTCTGGCGATGTACGGGGATGGGGGGGAGAGGGCAGAGGCGATGGTTGCTCTCGGCAATCACATCATGCCGCTCGTTGCGAGCAGCTTGCCCAACAGACAGGCCCTGCAAGTGATGCTCATGCACTGGGCGACCCGTCGCCCGTCCGTGCGGACGATAGCGAAGGATCACGCAGTGAGCTACCGGCAGGTGTGCAAGTGGCGCTGGGCTGTGGCCGACGCATGGACGCCGATCTTCGCCAGGGCGATCAACAGACTCGATGAAGTGCTGTTCGGAGAGGGTGGACACGAGTTGGTGTAGGTCACCATCGGAGTGCGGCCAAACCCGAGGTGTCGAACTTCTTCTTCTCTTTCGTGAAGCCGGACTTGCGCCGGTCTGGGCGAGACCAGATTTCTGTCGGCAGCTTCTGCTGATCTGAGACCACCTCCTGGGTCACCCAGTTGTGGTGGCACATGACGCAGATGCGGCGACGCCAGACGGCGGCGCCTGTCCTTCGTGACTCAGGGATTCGCTGTTTCGCGGACCCGCACTTTGGGCAATCCATCGGGACTCCTCGCGATGTTGAAGATGCTGTTGAACTGGTACTTGGCCTTGCGCTTCGCACGGTAGCGGCGCAGTACCTCCGCTCTGGTCTTCGGCTTCGGGCGCTTGGCGTTGGGCAGATCGCCCAGAGCATAGACCGCCCTGGGGTAGCTCTGCTCGCCCTCCATGTCGAACACCCATCCGCTGATGTGCGCCCTGCGCGGGTTCGCGGGGCGCACTTGGCAGAGGAGTGAAACGAGGGACGAGACGTTCTTCGCATGGGGTCCGAGTTCCCGCTCGATCTCCGCCCGGGTCATGGGACCTAGCTCCGCCAACAGACGGAGGATTCTGTCAGTGGTGCCGATGCCTCTACCCATTGCGAGCCCGCTCCTCTCCTGCGCGGATGAGCCGCCGAGCGTCTGACTCCGTCAGGCCGGGAATCCTGGCGGCGAACCAGACCTCCCCGATCTCGGCGTCTGTCAGCCGGCGCGGCGCCTTGAACAAGGGCTCCGTCACCGCCTCTGTCTCGCTGATCCAGGTGGTCAGCAGTGCTGCCGGTTGCTCGCTCATGCTTGCCCCTCCGCTTTCTTGATGGCGGCGCTCACGCCCTCCGGATAGTTGATCGTCACTACCAGATACCAGTTATCGCTGTAGACGTTCTGCATGGCGAAAGACCCGCCCAGCGCAGCCACTCGCTTGGCCTCCGCAATCAGCGGCTCAGTGAACTCGGTGCGGTTCAGCAGCACTTTGGATTCGGTCTTCATGCTTGGACCCCCGCTTTGGCGATGGCGGCGCGGGCTTCATCCTCCATCGCTGCATCAACGTACTCGTCTAGAGACTCCATTGCATACAGGCTCAACTCAGGCGTTATGCAGTCTGATCTGTCGGCGTCGCGGATAAATCGATACCGTTCTGCATCCACCCGAAGCTGCTCGTTCTCCGCATGCAGGCGGCGCAGTTCGGCGGCTTCTTCCAGCAGGCCGCGCCGGTCAAGTTCCTGCGCATGACGCAGGGCTTCTGGTTGGTTACTCATGGTTCTTCTCCTTCTTTACGTTGCGGTCGCGGCGCTCCGCCCTGGCACGCATGAAGCCAGCCCACAGCAGACCGACAAGCATGCCGACACCCATGCCAATCCAAAATTCACTCATGGTGGTTCAACTCCTTCAGCTTGGCCTCGACGGCGCGGATGGCCCGCAGCACTGCGTCAGCGACGCCCATGTTCCACATCCTGCAGCCGACCTCGGGCAGAGCGTTCATCTCCTGTATCGTCAAGTTTCGCCACTCGCGGCGGGGTGGGTTGGCATAGAGGGAGAACTCTCCGTCAGGCAGGTCAAACGCGGCGATAGTCGGGGAACACTCGACGAGCGAACCCAGCTTGTTGATCATCAGCACCGGCTTGTCCCGCTCCCGCTGCGCCACCTCCGCCCGAGCCACGTTCAGTGCCCGCAGCTTCGCATCAATGTCGGCCACGGGCTCGCGCATGAAGTCGATGCTGATGCCGTGCTGCGCCCCGTGCGCCTCGCCGTCGTCGTAGTACGCACCGGGAATCCCCACGCGCACCGCCAGCAGCCGGCGCAGGTAACGCTCATCTGCCGACGCTGGCATGCCGTCGGCCCGCTCCGGCTGCTCTGCTGGGCGCAGAAGGTCCACCCGCCTTGCGTGCTTCGGGTTGTTGCCCAGATCGCACCCAGGCTCCCACTCACCGGGGCACTGATCGGCGGGGCGGTCGCCGCAACTGCACCGCTCCGGCTGCTCCAGCGCGGCGCGTAGGGCGGTGATGGCATTCTCAAACTGGACGTACAGCGTGTCGCTATATGTCGTATCTCTTGCTGCTCCCAACGCCTCCAGCGCCTGCTGGGCGGCGGTTCTCAGGTCAGTCATCGTTGTCCTCCGGTTCAATCGGCACCTCGACCAGCGGCTTGCCGCAGTAGCAGCAGTGCGTCATGTGGTTGTCTGTTGGAGTGCCGTCCTCCAGCACGAAGTAGCGCCGAGAGCACGACGCCATGTAAGCGCCGGAGTCCTCGTCGCCATCTTGCAGCCAACGGCATTCGGTGGGCTGCTCCAGCGCGGCCTTGAGGGCGGTAATGGCGTCCTCCGCTTGGGGTGTTGCCGCAGTCCACAACGCCTCCAGCGCCTGCTGGGCGGCTTGCATCAGGTCAGCCATTTCCACACCCACCGCACAAACCGGCACACCAAGGAAAGCAAGCCGATCACGGCCAGCGCCATGACGGTGTAGACAAACCGCTCAAGGCCCTGTCCTTCGTACTTCTCTCTCATGTCTTGCTCCTTTCCGGCCAATTAGCGGGGCGGTCGGTCCATTCGATCTTTTCTTGCCACTCAGCTTTGCGCTTGGCTAGGCGTGCAGCGTGTTTTGCGGTGCGGCGCGGGCTGACATTGGCGCTCCACCACTCACCGTCCCACCAGCGCAGCGCATTCAAGTTGCGGCCATAACTCGCAGGCCACCAGCCGATGCTGGGTGGCGGTCCTTTTCTCCACTTCATGTCTTGCTCCTTTCTGACCAAGCACCGTACAAGTCGTCAACAGACTTGAACTCTCTGTCGTCACCGTCCAGGAAGTAGCTCACGGCTCCCTCCTCCCAGCCGGAGTAGATGTCACCCTTGCGCTTGCGCTTGGTGTGAACCTCCATCTGTATGCCGAGGTCTTCGTTGCGGTACAGGCGGGACGCGCCAGCGTCACCGTTGATGCCGTAGGTGTACGTCAACGGCATCTTGCGAAACTCTTCGAGCGTCATTGCATCCTCCTCGCGAACTCGGCCATGAGCTCCTGCGCGATGGCCTGCACTGCGTAGGCTTCCTGCTCTCTGCCGGGAGCCTTCTCCCCGTAGAAGTCGCAGTATTCCTGCCACACATGCACCGCCTCATGGACCAACAGACCGGCAACCTCAATCGGGTTGCGGCCCTGGTATTCGCTGATGCAGATGACACAGCACAGATTCCCGTCTGGGTTGCTCAGGTTGTGCGTTGTGGCAGACGCCTGCGGCGTGGACACCCACGGGCCGAAGTGCTTGACCCGTAGGTGCGCCATTGCCTTCTCGAACTCCTCCTCGTTCAGGCACAGAGTCAGGTACGGCCCGGGTGCGGCGATGCGCCGGTCGAGCCATGCTGGTTTGGACTTCATGCTGCCGACATCCTTCCTGCTGCAAGCGTTACCAGAACAACGACCATCACAATGACGGCCGCGACAACGAACAGATCGAGTGCCGCTCTGTCCTCGGTCTCGGGCGGGACCGCGCCGCAGTAGCAGTCCCGCCCTTGTCTGCAATCACCTCTGCACTGCATCACGTTCCTCCTTCGGTTTGATCGATCCCTTCGGGACCACCCAGGTGCGGCGATTGTTGCCGCAGTCCATGAGAAAAGCGCCGGGAATCTTCCCGGCCTTGAGTAGCTGGTGCATGCGCTGGCGGGTCACGCCCATGATGCGGGCGGCCTCACGCATGGAAACGTGGGCCTGCGTCATCAGTTGCCCCCGCGCTTCATTGCCTCATCCATGATCGGCTTGATGCCAGCCTGCTCCAGGCTCTCCATCCGCTTGACCCAGGCGATGACCTCATTGGCCCCGGACTCGGTGCTGGCGACACCAACAGACTCGCAATACTTCGCCAGGATCTTGGCGGAGATGCTAGACATCGACTCCTCTACGAGGTGGGCGACCTGCGGCGGGATGGTGACGCCCGCCCTAATCGAGCCCAGCAACATCGCGAAGATGTCCATCTGTTTGTAGACCATCGACCCGATCTCCACGGCAGAGGCAAACTGTTCCCCGCGCTTGGACTTGATGGTCGTGAGCATGTCGGCACGGGACTCGAACAAGTCTTCGAGAGCCGACCGCTTCTTGCCGGCGCACTCCCGGTGCAGGTCCAGGGTGATCTGCACCTGATCGACCGCCCGCTTCGTCTCGCCACCGATGTGCCAGTCCGTGATCTTGTGGGCCGGTGTGCCCTCGGCGCCGCAGTAGTTGGGGCCGTCCTTCCAGTTGTAGATGGACGCGACCACACCGTCGTCGAACCTGACGTTCCACTCGGCGTCTACCTTGTAGCCGTCGCCGTCTGTTGGCTTGCCGAACAGGGCGACCAGTTCATCGTACTTGGCGGTAATCTGGCCCTGCAAGCAGGTGCCGCTGATGCCGATTTCTTGCTGGTTGTGTGTGACGTAGCTCATGTGTACCTCGTGAAAAGAAAAGGGCCGCACTCAGCGGCCCGGGTTGGGAAACAGGCTGTGGTGTCAGGCGGCTTCTTTGAGCATCGCCAGGACCTCGTCACGGGAGACGAAGGCGATGTCGTTCTTGAAGGTCTCGAAGTCCGTCGCCGGGGCAACAGACTCACCCTCTTCGTTGCACCCCAGCAGCAGGCCCTTGCCCGCCAGGGGCGAGGCGTAGTTGCGGTGGACGAAGAAGTGCTCAGGGTCCTTCAACAGACCTTCGTCGTCGACGAAGATGCCGTCCCCGTTCTGGTAGACGCGGGCCACATCGAAGCAGTCCGCCCCGATGTGCTCGTAGATGTTGCGGTAGTCACCGGTGTATTCCACCTGGGTGACGGTGCGGGCCTGGGGATCGATCAGGTATGCAGTGGTCATGGCTGTGTGCTCCTTACATGGTTGCGAAGATGGCGACAGACGTCGCGATGGTGACGATGGCGATGAACCAAGTGGACTTCGCCGTGGTGGACTTTCTGCTACGCAGCAGGCCCTTCTGTAGCCGCTCCATGTCGAGCGACTGCTCGAAGTGCTGCGGCCTCTCGTAGGCAAGGCCGATCTGCACCTTGCCTGTGTTGTAGACGTGCTTCATGCCGGCGTCCCCGAGTCAGCCGGCGCATTGCCTGTGGGCTCCGGCTTGGCCGGGGCATCGGGGCTTGCGCTGAAGCCGAGAAGGTCTCTGACCTTGCTCACGAGTTGGTCGACCTCCTTGTTTCGCTCGGTGTTCTCTCGCTCGATCATGTTCAGTACCTGTTCGCACAGGGGCAGCAGTGTCTTCTGCGTCAGTTTCATGGGTTCTCCTGGTGTGCGTCGGACTGAGCCGACAGAATCTGTTCACGTTGGTATTGCCTGCCGTACTCTTCGTAGGCTTCGCGGGTGACGTACCCCGTGCCGGAGCACAGGCTGCATGTCACCCCCTCGTCGTACTCGTAGCCGTTGCAGGCGGGGCAGGTGAGGGGCTCACTCATGCTTGCCCCCTTCCGCTTTGGCGATGGCGGCATTGCGCCTCGATGCCTCTTCGTATGCTCGGTCGAAGTAGTTGACCTTCGACCTGCTTCGCGGCTTACGCACGGGGCCGATGACCTTGCGCCGCCCGGTCTCCGTGTTGATGATTGCCCAGTGATGGGACAGCGTGTTGTCAACTGCCCAAGGGCCGGGTGTTACGGTCCTAATCACGACACCACCTCCGCCTTGGCGATGGCGGCATCGATGACCCTCAGTGCCGACAGTCGCATCTCGTATTGCCTGCGGCACTCGGCGGCGGAGCCGTACATCCCGGCCTGGGTGTGCCTACGCTCCGCATCGAGGTCGTACTCAGAGCAGGACTGAATGTGTTGCCGAGCCATCTTCATGGTGGTCAACAGATCGTCACGCTGTTCCGTGATCTCTCGCAAATTCCAGGTTGCCGCAAAGGCAGCGGCGGCTTCCTCGCTAGACCAGTGGCCCCGCACGCTCATATCGCGGTGGTCGATGACTTCGTAGCCGCGACCGCTGGGGTGGCGCTGGGGTTGGTATGGGTATGACTTGCTCATGCTTTCTCCGGCAGGTTGTCAGGAACGTGGAAGTAGGTGCCGCAGTCTGGACAGAACAGACGGACAGACTCCGGGGCATCGATTGCCTCGAAGCTCTCTTCATCCGCCGGGTCGCTGGTCCAGTTGCCGTTGCGGAACTCGACGCCCAGGAAGGCGGTGACGTCACGGGCCAGCGTCAATCGCGTCTGGCCGCAGTAGCACCCGGTGTCGGGCAGGAATCGAAGATTGCTCATGCTCGCCCCTCCGCTTTGTTGATGACGCCAACGATCCACTCCAGCCGGCGCTTGCGGCTGTCCTCGCTCGGCGGGTGAAACATATCGTTGGCATACTGCTGAGCCAGAGCCAACAGATCGCTGTTGACACCAGTGTCTGGGGCTGGCTCATCGTCCAGCGTCAGTTCTGTTTCGTAGTCGTCTGGCTTGCGACATGAGTTCGCCTCGAACTCCCTGCACAACGCCCCCATGCACTCGTCTTCGTCCGCATCATCGGGGACCTCCACTACAAGGTAGTGGCGCTCGATGCAGGACATCGTGCCCTTGATCGTTTTCATTTCGCCTCCAGCATCTGCCGCACGGCGGCGACGAATCTGTTGAACTCACGTTCTACAGCGGTGCCGCTGTAGGACTCTCGCAGGTTGCGCTTGATGTATTCCAGCGCGTCGATCACTCCATCCCATGCGAAGTGCTCGTTGAGTCTGCGGATTTCATCCGCGAGGTTCGGGAAGTCGTTCTCGATGAACTCCATCTGTTGCTCCTTCGGTGCAGACTGCACCCGCATCCCCTCCGCAGAGGGGCAGCGGCTGAGGTCAGGCCAACAGATCGGCGGGTACTTCGACCTCAGCGCCCAGCTTGCTGGCAACGTAGCAGCGCATCGCTGCGATGAGGGCAGTTTCTCCGCGCTCTTGGCAGGTGCCAGCCTCAGCGAGCCACCCATGCTCTGGGTCATCTTCCAGTCGGAAGATGTGGCGATTAATGATCGGCCCGCCTTGAGACCAGTCGGTTGATGGGCTGTAGCGTTGTGTGCGCTCGTAATCCACGAACAGCCCATCGCGTGGTTCTTCAGCAGCCCACCAGTCCGCGCCCTCGGCGCTTGCAACTGCCCAATCAAGGGCTATGCCGGTCAGTTCTCTGGTTTTCATGTGTGCTCCTTCGATGCAGTGCAAACGGCACTCGGAAGCCCCCCATAGGGGGCAACCGGCTGACGTCAGGCCAACAGACAGGTCACCACCAACTGTCGTAGAAGACCGCTTTGCCTTCGGCAATGTGGGCCTTCGCCTTGGCGACGAAGTCCTTGACTGCGGCCACATCCCCCTCGCTCATCGGGTCCTGGGACCCGAAGAAGAACCCAGCCGTGGGCTCCAGCGTTTCCGCGTCGGCCAGCAACTGGTCGAGGTCCTCCGGCATGAGCCGGACGGTGTCGCAGTTGAACTCGCCCTGGCCCGCCTTCTTGCGGTACAGGCGCTCCATCCAACCGTGCAGGTTGTTGAACTTGCGCCAGTAAGCGAACCTCTCTGGCGTTTCGCTTTCCTCGCGAAACAGATCGCCGATGTCTGTTTGCCGATCTCCGACGAGTTCAGCGGGAACAGTGAATGCGTACATATCCAATCCCATGATCGGGCTCCTTCGTGTTTGCATGGGGTGCCAGTGACTGACTGGCGCAGAGTGCAGACGGCACTGGTCAGGGCACCGTAGTGCCCTGCACCGCTGACGTCAGGCCGGAACAGACTCGGTCTGTTCGAGGGAGTTGAGCACCTCGTCGATCCATTCCTCTGCCGACTTCTGGTCGAGCACGGGCTTCTGGATGAAGGCGTTCTGCGGGATCGGCATAGCGGCCACAGCCTTGACGATCAGATCGGGGGCGGGCTTGCCGAGACCGTATTCGTAGCCCTTGCCACGCAGGTCGCAAGCCTTGATGATCCCGGCGAACAGACTGGTCCGGAAGAATCCGGGCATCGCCGTCAGGGCGGCGAGTCTGTCGAGGTCGAGGGGCTGATCCTCATCCTTGATGGACACCATCTGCACCGTGTCCACCGTGTCGCAATCGTCGGCCCGCTTCGCGCTGGCCGCACCGTAGATGGCTACGGAGTAGCCGGACTCGATGAGAGCCGATGCGAGTTTCAAGGCCGAGGCACCGCGCCAGAACAACCGCGAGGCATCGACCCCGCAGGATGCGCCCAGGTCGATGACGATGGACACAGACCGGACACCAGAGCCGGACCGGCGGCGGGTCCTGGTCCAGGCCCTGGACAGATCGCCACGGTAGACAGCGTGAATGTCGAGTTCCGCGCCCTGGTCAGCACGCTCCCGGCGACGCCGGATCGACTGCGGGTTGATATCGCGAGTGGCGATCTCCAGCAGACGCTGGGAGCCTTCGGGCCAGCCCTTGCTGAGCCGGCTTTGCAACTCACCGAAGGTGGGAGCGCCGAACCAAGAGTCACCGCCACCGGAGTGACCACCAGTGGTGGTGTATACCCTGGCTTGGTCTCGGTTTCTGGTTTGCTTCCAGTCTGTTGCCTTGGCAACATCGGCGGGCTCCATGACAGAGTCCCACATGATCGTCGTCAGACGATCCTTCGTAACGTGCAGCATCGTTGCTCCTTCGGAGCCGGCAGCGAGCCGGCAAAGCCTCATCAGTGCGGTAGCGAACCGCAGACCCCCCGAAGGGGGTTTCGGCGTCAGACGTCAACCTTCTGGCGATCCTCCGACTTCCAGTCGAGGAAGAACTTGTTCTTCACTCGGTCGAAGGTGGCACCGGCCTTGAGCAACTTCGTTGCGTCCAGCAGGAACCGGGTCGACATGACCCGCTGCATACGCAGCTCGGTGATGCGCTTCCGCACCGCCCAGCCCCAGGCCAGCAACTCCGGGGCGACGGCGACCCGCTCAAACGTGGTGTCGTAGTCCACGAAGTGGCGACCGGCCCGGAACCGATCCAGAAACGCTTCGTCGAGCCGCTCACGGCCAGCGTAGGTGCCGTTGGCACCGTTGCCGAAGGTGTTGGCAGCAGCGATGCAGACGAAGTCTGCGTGGCGCTTGACCAGGGTCCGACCCTTCCTCTGAGGGAGGAAGAACGACCCGTTCGCCAGTGCCTGATTGATGAACAGCAGGGTGTTCGGATCGGCAGCGTCGACTTCGTCGAAGAGGAACACGCCACCGTTCTCGTAGAGACGAACGAAGTCGGATTCGACGTAGTCGAAGGCACCACCGTCGACTGGCAACAGCCAGCCGGACAGAACCGACTCGGACATGCCAGCAGTGCAGGACACCGAGGCAAAGCCTCGGCCGAGTGCCTCAGCCACTTGGTGGGCGAGGTGGGTCTTACCAGACCCAGCCGGACCGACCAGCAGGATGTTCAGGCCACAGGTGGCGTCAAGGACGATGTCCTTGAACTCGGGGCGAACGTGGCCCTCGGGGACGATCACCGTCCCATCGGGACGGACGACCTCGATGCGAACCACCGGGGACCGCTCCAGAGCCGAGGTAACCTCGGCCTGGACGATGCTGCGCACCTTGTCCTCATTGACGGCAGAGCCGGCAAGGGAGGCAAACAGAGCGCCGATCTGTGCGGCAATCTGGGTCTGGTCAACCGAAGGTTGAGCCGGTGCCGGAGTAGTGGCAGGGATGGCGGGAGCCGGCAGGTCAGCCATCGCAGCCTGAACCGTAGACTCTCCGAAGGAGAGCAGACGGTCGACGCATTCGGACTTCTTGACCCTCTCGTGGTCGAAGCCAACGGTTCCACCGTTGACGTGCTTGATGAGGTCCAGGATGTGTGCCTTCGGCAAGGCGAGCAGGGAATCGCGCATTGGTGCTCCTTCGTGTTGCGCTAGGGGAATCGGGAGTTGCCCGGTACAGACCACCAACGACGAAAGGCAGCGACGAAGCGGTGCCGTCCCATCGAAGATGGTCTGTGTCTGGAAACCCAGGTGTGTGGTGTCGAAGACACCGTGGAGGACGTTGTCGCCGGGTTCGTTACCCCGGGGACCCCTCCCCTCTCGGCACCCGGAACTACGTTCCGTTGACCTTCCCGTCAGGGCTAAGAGCCCCTCTGGAGTCCGACGCTACTGCCGCCGTTGAGGCCGAACCGTATGGTTCAGTGCGTCACCTAGTGCCTCTGCTGAGCCCCCTCTGACGGGGAGCGTCGCCTATCGGGTCACTAGGTGCTGTAGCACCTACTTGCCGGGTTGTTCGACGTTGCCGCCGAATCGACAGGACGAACTGTACCGGCTGGCTTGTCACATTGTCAAGTTGCCTTGTGGTCTGTGACGAAGTCACAGGGAGTCGTGACGCCAGGGCGCGAAGGGAAGGGCTGGGCCGGAAAAACCCCTGATCCCAGCCTCTCCGGGGTCTTCGACCCATCACATAGCGCGATAGGGAGGGATGGAAGGGGATGCCAAAGAGGGGGAAAGACACCCCAAAGGGGTGAGAGGCGTCAACGGCAAGTGGTTGATCCCAAAGGGATCGGGAGGGTCTCGGTCACGACGTTATGCACGAGACGCATAGAAATATGCCCTTTGGGCATACCCTCAGCCCGGCAAACCCCGACAGACCACAACAGATTCCACGGTCAATTCCAGAGGAATTGGCACGTTTCCGTCACATGGCACGCCTAAGTGCTTGATGCAGGCGGATCTGGCGCGGATGAGGCATCCGGCGGGGGTGGGTGGGGCGGGTGGCACGCGGACCAGCGGGCGCGACCCCCGGGCGCGTGAGCCTCTGTCTATCTCCCCTACGCAAGCGCGAGTCTCCCCTACGCAAGCGCATGTCTCCCCCATCTTTACCCCCTTCCACCACACCAAT